ATATAGAATGGACAAAGAAGAGGTATCGCTATGCTCAGTAAAATAAAAGTTTACGGAAGATTAGCTCGATTTCTTGGAGAGCGTAGTTTTGAAGCTGAAATATCAACTCCACTTCATGCTTTTAAGTTTTTATTAGCAAATTTTCCTCATTTGGAAAGGCACATGATAGAGCAAAATTATTGTGTAAAAGTAGGAAAAAATGAGATTGATGAGACAGAATTATTTAACCCAATAGGTCAACAGGAAATAAAAATAATACCAATAGCAACAGGTTCTAGAGGTTTTACAAGAATATTAGCAGGAGTGGCATTAATTGGACTCGCTATTGCTGCACCAGCAGTAGGATTAGGTTTAGGACAGGGCACGAGTCCTTTATTTTTTGGTACAACAGCTACAGGACTAGGAGGTGCGTTGACAGCAGCAGCAGGAAATTTAGGTATTTACTTAGCTTTATCAGGAACAGCACAGTTACTTAGTCCTGTCCCACAACCTCCAGGAGTTTCAGAAGATCCACAATCTCAAAACTTTTCATTTAGTGGAGTGCAGAATACATCAAGAGCAGGAACAGCAATACCTGTGATTTATGGAGAAATTTTTGCTGGTTCTCTAGTAGTATCAGCAGGAATTGATACAGTACAGATAAAAGGTACAGCGTAAATGGGAATTGTTAATCGCTCTGAAGATGATGTAGTAGTAGATTCCTCGCTACCCTCTGATGCCCTATCGAGTAAACAATTTGCAACTATTGTCGATGTTCTTAGCGAAGGTGAAATAGAAGGCTTTCCATCAGCAGCAGCATTTACAAAAGGCACAGCCAACTACAATACAGCAGCATTAAAAGATGTATTTTTAGGGAAAACTCCAGTATTAAGAGCTAGTGCCGATCCAACAAATACTCAAGCTACAGATTTTAACTTTCAAGATGTAGAGTTTGAACCCAGATTTGGTACGTCAAATCAAACATTTATTTCTGGTATTGCAAACATTGAAACAGAAAATAGTGTAGGCGTAAAAGTAGAAAACGGAACTCCAGTATCAAGACAGATAACAAACTCCAATATTAATGCTGTTAGAGTTACTCTTCGTTTTAATGGTCTACAGACATTTGAAACTAACGGAGACGTTAATGGTGCATCAGTAGAGCTAACAATAAAAATTATTCAAAATAATGGAACAACAAGTACTCCAATATCTGACACAGTTACAGGAAGAACTTCTTCTGCATATAACAGGGATTATCGAATTGATCTACCTAGTAGCCTTAATTATCCGATAACTGTTCAAGTAGCAAGAGTAACTGCTGATGCTACTGATCCAAATAGATTAAGAGATGAATTTTTCTTTCAATCTTTTACTGAAATTATTGATGAGCAAAGACCTTATCCTGATATTGCTCATTTAGCTTTAAGATTTGATTCTGAACAGTTCTCATCTGTTCCAAGACGAATGTATAAAGTTCGTGGGGTAAAAATAAAAATACCTCACAACGGAACTGTAGATACAACAACTGGCAGAATAGTCTATACAGGAACATTTGATGGAACGCTTACTACAACTAAAGTTTGGTGCTCAGATCCATCTTGGATTTTATTTGATCTTTTAACAAATGTTAGGTATGGATTAGGAGATCATATTACTGAAGCTCAACTAGATAAATATGCTTTTTACAGTGCCTCTGTTTATTGTTCAGAGTTAGTAGATGATGGTGTAGGAGGACAAGAACCTAGATTTAGTTGCAATACTATTTTGCAAGCAAGATCGGATGCTTATGAGGTTGTAAATTCTCTTACTTCTGTAATGAGATCAATCAGTTTTTGGACTGCTGGTTCTCTTACAATTTCACAGGATAGACCTACAGATCCAAGTTATTTATTTAATCTGTCAAATGTAACATCAGCAGGATTTGGATATTCTGGTACAAGTCTTAAAACAAGAGCAACAGTAGTTTCGGTGTCATATTTTGATATGGATAATCAAGAATTAGACTTTGAAACTGTAGAAGATGTAGCAGCAAAAAATAAATATGGTGTATTACATAAAAAAATTACTGGCTTTGGATGTAGTTCAAGAGGTCAGGCAAGAAGATTGGGCAGATTTTTATTATTTGAAGAACAAAATTCTACTGAAACAATTAATTTTACTACTGGTTTATCAGAAGGAGTCGTTGTAAGACCAGGGCAAGTTATTGAAGTCAGCGATCCAGTGAGGGCAGGGTTAAGAAGAGGAGGAAGAATAAAATCAGCAACAACAACAACTGTAACTGTAGATAATACAGAAGATACAGATTTAGACGCTACAAACAATCCAACACTTAGCGTTATCTTGCCCGATGGATCGGTAGAAACTAAATCTGTAAGCAGTATTTCTGGTGCTGTTATTACAGTATCTTCCGCTTTTTCATCTGCTCCAAATGCGAACAGTGTATGGATTTTAAGCAACACCACTTTGCAAACTACTCAATGGAGAGTAGTCAGTGTAACTGAAGATAAAGATAACTATGCAATTATTGGAACGGCTTATAACTCAGGAAAATTTGCATTTATTGAAGATGGATCTCCTTTACCTGTTAGAAATGTAACGATATTAAATGCACTAAAAGATGCTCCTGCTATTGATAGTGCGGAACAATTCTTCTATGTAGAAAATCAAAAAGCAAAAGTAAAAATTATTCTTGATTATCAAGCTGTTCCAGGGGTTAGTCAATATAGAGTTCAGTACAGAAAAGATAATGGAAACTTTATAACCACTACTGTTACTGGAACTGACTTTACAATATTTGATGCAAGTGAGGGTAATTATGAATTTAGAGTATTTAGTTTGAATGCAGCATTAGAAGCATCGGCAGAACCATCTACTTTAACAAAAGATTTTGCAGGAAAAACTGCTATTCCAGCAGATATGACAGGGCTTACTGCCGAACCAATAAATAATAAATTGATTCGTTTGAAATGGAATAGGTCAACAGATATTGACGTTACTCATGGTGGTTTAGTCTATATAAGACATGATAGTTCTGGAACTGATGGCTCTGGTACTTTTGAAAATGCCGTTGATTTAATAGAAGCAGCACCAGGAAACTCAACTGAAGCAATAGTTCCTGCTATCACTGGAGAATATATTCTTAAATTTCAAGATGATGGAGGTAGATTCAGTGCAGGAGAAGCCAGTGTTGTTGTAAATATTCCAGAAGTCAGTAATGAGTTACTCGTTCAGACTAGAAGAGAAGATTTAGATAATCCTAAGTTTCAAGGTGCAAAAGTTAATACAGCTTTTGATGCAACAACAAATTCTCTTAATTTAACTGGTGCAGGACAATTTGATGACATCGGTGGCAGTATTGCAGGAACATTCGATGATGTTGGTTCATTAGATGACATTGGAGGAATATCTCCATCAGGTACTTATGATTTTGCATCTACTTTAGATTTAGGTGCAGTATTTAGTTTAGATTTAATTAGACATTTTAAAACAGAAGGTTTCTTTCCATCAGATTTATTTGATGCAAGACAGCAAGGATTTCCAACAACAGGTACTTTTGATGGAACAGAAGCTAATGAGGTAGATGCTCAATTATTTGTACGCACCACACAAGATGATCCTTCTGGTTCTCCTACATATACAGCGTTTCAAAACTTTACAAGCGGTACATTCAAAGCAAGAGGTTTTCAATTTAGAACAGTTCTTACTAGTAATGATCCAGCACAGGATATTAGAGTATTTCAGTTAGGTTATACAGCAAAATTAGAACAAAGAACAGATCAAGGAACTGGTCAAACTATAACTTCATCAGCAGGAGTAACTACAGTTCCATTTACTTCTCCATTCTTCGTTGGAACGTCAGCGCTTGGAAATCTTAATCAACATTTACCAACAGTCAATGTCACTGCTCAAAATTTAGCATCTGGTGATTTCTTTGAAATATCCAATATTACTGCAAGTAATTTCCAAATACATTTTAAAAATTCATCAAATGCTTCTATAAGTAAGCAATTTACATTTACGGCTGTTGGTTTTGGAAAAGGATAGTATAATAGGATCAATGTTACTTTTCTAAATGGCTAGAGTCGATAACACAGGTGGGGCAGGGTATGTCATAGACAATGGAACGGGTGCTGCTGTCCGAACAAAATTAAATCAAATTACTGCTGCTATTAATTCTTTAAATAGTGGTGCTGGCGATCCATCAATAAACTCAGCTTTTCAACCACATATTGACACAGGTACTTCATTATTAAGAATAAGAAACTCAGGAAATACTGGATATGTAAATATAGGAAATATCAGTTTAGATAATTTAGGTCATGTTGTAGCAGCAACTCCTGTAATGACAGGTGATGTTACGATGTCATCTACTGGATTTTTACTTGTTCCTAAAGGAAATAATGCACAGCAACCTGGTCAAGTTGGAGCACCAACTCCAGCAGCAGGACAGTTTAGATATAATACTGACACTAATCAATTTGAAGGATATACAAGTTCTTGGGGTGCTATCGGTGGAGGCGGTGGAGCTACTGGTGGAGGAACTGAAGCTATTTTTCACGAGAATGAGAATCAGATGGATCAAGACTATACAATCGGTGATGGAACGTCTAATATAAATGCAGGAGTTTTCGGTCCATTGACCATTAACGCAGTTCTTACAATCCCTGCTGGTTCAGTAGTCTCTATCGTTTAATTATGACTTTATCTCTTAATGGAACAACTGGCGTAAGTGGAGTTGATGGGTCAGCTTCCGCACCAGCATTACAGGGAACAGATAGTAATACAGGAATAAATTTTGCATCTGATACTGTCAATATAAATACAGGTGGAACGGTAAGAGCAAGTATTAATAGTTCTGGACAAATGGGTATTGGTAAAACTCCTTCAAGAACTTTAGATGTAGCAGGAAAAATTCGTTCAAGTGAAGCAGTTTGTTTTGGTGATAACAGTTCGACACCATCTGAAGGTGTTGCTATTCATAGACCAGCAGCAAGCACTATGGCGTTTGTTACTAATGATACAGAACGTATGCGTATAGATTCATCTGGGAATGTAGGTATAAATCAAACAAACCCTGGAAATAAATTTCAAGTAACTGTAAATGGTCTTAATTTTCAAATAAGTAATACAAATGGAAGAATAGAAAGAAGTTTTAGTGGAGGAGGGAGTACCGATGATGATGGTATGTGGTTTATTGATAATGACTCTACTTCTGGAACCTATATTAGGTTTTGGCAAACTGTTGGTGGTGCTTATCAAATAGGATCAATTACGCATGGTACAAGTTCAACTTCTTACAATACAAGTTCAGATTACAGATTAAAAGAAAATATAGTTTCATTATCAGATGGAATTACAAGGTTAAAAACTTTAAAACCTTCAAGATTTAATTTTATAGGTGAATCTGAAACTGTTGATGGTTTTATTGCACATGAAGTTACCGCAGTACCAGAGGCTATAACAGGTACAAAAGATGAAGTTGCTCAAGTAGATGAACCATCAATAGGAGTAAAAAAAGGAGATCCAATTTATCAAGGAATAGATCAAAGTAAACTTGTACCTTTACTTACTGCTGCATTACAGGAAGCTATTGCTAAAATTGAAGTATTAGAAACAAAAGTCGCTGCATTGGAGGCTGGATAAATGACAGCAAAGATTAAACTAAACGCAGCATCAGGTGGTGGGTCAGTAAGTATCCAAGCACCTACAACATCTAGTAATAATAGAGTTATTGCCTTACCTGACATTGCAGATGGAACGATACTGACAACAACAAATTCACAAGTTTTGCAAACTGTAAAGACAGATACTTTTAGTGTAACTGGTACAGCGACTGCTGATGTAACTGGGTTATCAGTTGCTATAACCCCATCAAG